GACAAGCTTCAATCCGAACACAGCGGATAGAAAAGATTTTACAAGATTTAGAGAAAATTTAAAAAAACAAGCGTTAGATATTATTGGTCCAACACAAGGTGGCATACTATCATCATCACAAGGCAGAGCCTTTGATAAGTTATACAACGAACCATATAGAGAAATGATGGGTATGTACATGCGTACTAATCCAAAAGATTACGCAGAAAACTTTCCTATATCATTTGCTATACAAAGAGCACTACCAATGGCAGCAGAAAAAGCAATGGGTGCGCTGACAGGCATACCATTTTTAAGTGAAATGTTACCAAAGAGAACAAATGAATTATTAGGTGATTTAAGTTACTTAGATTACAGACCAAATAGATTAATGAATTTACCAGAGGGTTTTGCTTTTGATGATGGTAACGAAGCACTACTAGAACTTATTGAACAAATAAATCCATACGAAGCAAACTATAGACCTTTCTTCCCAATGCAAGTACCAGATTATTTCTATCAGTTTATGGATAACGAAATGTTACCATATATTTTAGGTATGGAATAATGAGTGCTAGAGATAGATATAGAGCAAGGCAAGGCAAAACTCCAGGTACCACGTATGGATACGCTGGAATGGGAGCAAGTAGTTCGCAAGTAGATCCCACTAATCCTACAATTTCACAATCAATAGACGATAGAAAAACAGCATACGAAAGTATGCAGGATGCAGGGATGTTAACACCTAGTGTCTCTGGTATTAGTCTTTATGATAAATCTCCCGTTACTTATGAAACAGGAACCAGTAGTCAAGATATTATAGACACTGATGATCCAGCAGACATTGGTGGTCAACAAGTTGATTTAACTGGAACTAAAGTAGATGGGTTAACACCTTTTTACACTACATACGCTGATGATGCGATTAACACAGGCAACATTACAAATGATGTCTACAGATACGCTATAAGTCAAGGTAAAACAGAAACAGAAGCTCAAGCACTTGTTGATCAAGCAAATGCAGAATTAAATAGGATTGTAAACATAGCTAGAACTTCTGGTGATAGCACATTAGTAGATGACTTTTTTGCTGGCTATAATCCATTTTTTAAAAGCATTTTACCACAAACCATGTACGGAGAGGGAGTTGGAGTTGGTGGGTATACTGGATCACCTACAAATTATGTAGGACAAGATGAATTAGGAAGATTTTTTGATATAGATGATCCTACGGCTGACATTTTAGCAAATAGAAGTGGATTTGGTGGCGGTGGTGGAGGTATGTCTTTTGGTGGAGGTTCAAGTTATGCAGCTGGTATTGGTTCAGGTTTATTTGGAAGACCTAAACAGTTAGGTGACGAAGAAAAGATACCGGCACAATTACGTTTACTTCAGTACATGGTTAATGTACATAGAGGTAATCCATATACAAAATTAGCCATGCGTAAAAAAGACGGTGGCTTAGCAACAATAGTAGGAGATTAACATGTGGCATTTATTAGCAAAGCCATTGCTTGGCGTAGTAGCAGACGGAGTTAAAGGTTTCGTAGAAACTAAGAAATTAAATGGCGAAGTCAAGATTGCAAAAATTAAAGCAGAAAAGAAAAAACAAGAAGATATAGCAGCAGGTAAAATAAAATGGGAAGCAGCAGCTGTGGATCAAATGAAAGGAAGCTGGAAAGATGAGCTAATTTTAATTTGCCTATTGGCGCCAGCAATTGCAGTCTTTGTGCCTGGTTGGACACCACACATAAAAGCAGGCTTTGAAGCCTTGCATTCTTTACCAGATTATTATAAACATTTATTGTATTTGGCGTGCTCAGTAAGCTTTGGGGTCAAAGCTGGTCCTGCAGCAATGTCACTATTTAAAAAGGGGAAATAACTATGAAAGAAGTAGACAAGAAAAAAAATCCTGGTCTAGCTAAATTACCAACCAAAGTTAGAAACAAAATGGGTTATAAGAAAAGAGGTGGCAAAGTTGTCGCTAAGAAAAAAGGTGGCGCTGTCAAAAAAATGGGTGGTGGCATGATGAAAAAAGATCAAATGATGGGCTATAAAGTTGGTGGTTTGAAAGAAGCTGCAGCTAAATTAAAAGCTCAGAAAATGAGAAGAGGAGGTATAAAGAGAAAATAATGGGTAAACTATGTCCTAGAGGTAAGGCAGCAGCAAAGCGTAAATTTAAAGTATATCCAAGTGCATATGCTAATATGTATGCTAGTGCTGTGTGTTCTGGTAAGGTTACTCCTGGTGGCAAAAAGAAAAAAGCTGCTGGAGGTTACAACAGTAATGGTAATGGCGTTTCTCAATCTAGAAAAAAAGTTTCTGGTCAAAGAAAAGTTAATTTTGCAAATGGCGGTGCCAACATAACATCTGCAGGATGTGGTATGGTAGCTGAAAACAAAAGAAAGAAAACTAAACTTTTTGTATAATGGCCAAAAAAGGTTTACGTTCTTGGGTACAAGAAAATTGGGTTGATATAGCCAATAAAAAATCAGATGGATCATATCCTAAATGTGGTAGATCTGGTGGCGAGAAAAGAAAAAATTATCCTAAGTGTGTACCAATAGCGAAAGCTAGAGCCATGAGTAAAGGTCAAAAAGCATCTGCTGTAAAAAGAAAACAACAGGCTGCGAACACTGGTCCTAAACCATCAAACGTCGCTACAATAAAAAAGAAAAAGAAAAAGTGAAGAAAAATAAAATTAAGAAAGTAAAAAAAGTTGTTAAAGCTTTGAAAAAAGCATCCAAGACTCATGCTGGTCAAGCTAAAACTTTAAGTAAAATAATCAAAAAAAGCAATGGCTAAAACACCAGCTTGGCAAAGAAAAGAAGGTAAAAATCCTTCTGGTGGTTTAAACAAAAAAGGCGTGGCATCTTACCGTGCTGCAAATCCTGGTTCTAAATTAAAAACTGCTGTAACAACAAAACCATCAAAGTTAAAAAAAGGTTCTAAAGCTGCAAAACGACGTAAATCGTTTTGTGCTCGTATGGAGGGCATGAAGAAGAGAAGAACAAGTGCAAAGACAGCTAGAGATCCTAACTCTAGAATAAATAAAGCTTTGCGTAAATGGAACTGTTAGTATATAAGCATTTTTAATGAGAGATGAGACTGCGATCTACGTAATCTTAAAAAAGATTAGGGCACGCAAGGAAGAGTTGAAAGAAGTCATAGCAGCTGGATTACCCAGTTGGGATGAATATAATAAAACCGTAGGCGAGTTCAAAGCCTATGCAATAATGGAACAGGAGATTCAAGACCTGCAGAAAGACGAGGAAAATTATGACGGAGAAGGACCTACCAAAACGTAGATTTGCGTTAGAGGAGAAAGATTTGTCAGTGGAAGCTGATGAAAACAACAAGGTAGCAGAAGAAAAAGAAAATCGTTTTCTTAAAAAATTACAAGAAGATGCTACAAAAGATATAGAACATTTACCTACAGAAAAAGTTTTAGAACGTTTACCAGAACCCACTGGATGGCGATTATTGGTGTTGCCATACAAAGGTCAAGGTAAAACAAAAGGTGGTGTAATATTAGCTGATCAAACAATGGAAGAACGTGGTTATACCACAGTAACAGGATTGGTTCTTAAGATGGGAGCAGAATGTTATTTAGATAAAGAGAGATATCCAAACGGACCTTGGTGTAAAGTAAATGACTGGATAATATTTGGTCGTTACGCTGGATCTAGGTTTGGGATAGAAGGTGGTGAAGTGAGAATACTTAACGAGGACGAGATAATTGCTGTGGTAAAAGACCCAGAGGATATCTTGCAATTTAGATAAACAGGAGGATAAATGCCTGCAGACGCACAGCCAAAAGTAGAGACACAAGAATCTGCTGATGCCAGCATGGTTGACTTACCATCAGATGGTCCATCAGTTGATGTGGAACTACCGGAAAGTAAAGAAAGCAAAGTAGATACTCAGCCGCAAGAAGAACAAGAAGTTGTAGTTGAGGATAGTGCATCTCAAGGAGAGATGGATGACTACGGCAAAAAAGTTCAATCGAGGATTGACAAACTAACCAAAAAACTACGAGAATCTGAAAGAAGAGAACAAGCTGCAATAGAATTTGCTCAAGGATTACAACAAGAGCAGACAAAATTAAAGCAAAAAACACAGCTGTTAGACACGGGGTATGTAAATGAATTTGCATCACGTGTTGAAGCACAAACAGCAGAAGCTAAAAAACAACTAAAAGATGCTATGGATACTGGTGATATAGATGCACAAGTAGAAGCACAGCAAAAAATAGCACGTTTGGCGGTTGATGCTGACAGAGCAAAGAAAAGTCTAGAACAGCGTGAAAGATTGAAAAAAGAAATGGAGGCACGTGGGGTTAATCCTAATCAACCACAAATGCCCCAACAACCTCAACAGCAAGCAGCTCCACAACCAACAGCTCCTCCAGATCCTAAGGCAGAAGCCTGGGCAGAGAAGAATGAATGGTTTGGAACTGACGAGCCTATGACACTCACATCCTTTTCAATTCATAGAAAATTACTTGAAGAAGGATTTGACACAAAGTCAGATGAGTATTATAGTGAGATTGACAAAAGAATGAGGGAAACTTTTCCTCATAAATTTGAACAAGTTTCAACGCCAACGCAAACTGTTGCCTCTGCTAACAGAAGCACACAGCCAGCTAAGCGCAAGGGCACTGTGAGACTCACACCATCACAGGTAGCCATCGCAAAAAAATTAGGTGTGCCACTAAGCGAATATGCGAAATACGTGAAGGAGTAGGCATATGGAAAAAACTAAAAATACAAAACTACCGTCACGCGAGTCAGAATCAAGGGTAAAAACAGAGCGCCCTAAAGTTTGGACTCCACCGTCTCAGTTAGACGCACCACCTGCACCAGCTGGATTTAAACATCGCTGGATAAGGGCCGAATCAGTAGGACAGATGGATCAAAAAAATGTTTCAGCTAGACTACGAGAAGGATGGGAATTTGTGAGAGCAGATGAATATCCGGAAATGGAATGGCCTTCAATTGACTCAGGTAGATACGAGGGTGTTATAGCTGTAGGAGGTTTAATGCTAGCAAGGATCCCTAACGAGATCGTTGACCAACGTAAAGCTTATTTTGCGAAACAAACGCAGGATAAAGATGATGCGATTGCAAACGATCCTCTTAAAGATCAACATCCTAGCATGCCAATCTCGAAAGAGAGAAGCTCTCGCGTAACATTTGGTGGCAAGAAACCTAATAATTAAGTTTCCTAACACATAGTTACACATTTTTAACACACTCAGGGTGAGTGTGTTATAACAATTTATGTAAGGAGATAATCATGGCTAATCAAAATGCGCCATTCGGCATGAGACCAGTGGGTAGATTAGGAAGCGCTCCGATGACACAAGGTACGTCAAAGTACAAAATTGCTGATGGCTACGCTACTGCAATTTTTAAAGGCGATATCGTAAAGTTAGTTGCTGCAGGAACAATACAATTAAGTTCTGTTACTGATGTTGCTAACGTTGGTGTTTTCAACGGTTGTTTCTATAATGATCCTACTACTAAAAAGCCGACATTTTCTAACTATTACCCTGGTAGCATTACGCCATCCAGTGGTGATATTGAGGCATTTGTCTATGATGATCCAAACATGCTTTTCGAAATTCAAGACAACGGAACTTTAGGCCAAACTGCTATCGGCGATAACGCTGATCACGTAGCTGGCACAGGTTCTACTGTTGACGGACAATCTAGAAACACGCTTGGTTCTGCTGCTGGCGGAACTGCGCAACTTAGAATAATCCGAATTTCAGAAGATCCCGATAATAGTGATATTGCTTCTGCGAACGCTAACTTCATCGTGAAGTTCAACGAGCACCTTTACTATAATAACGGGGCAGGCGTATAAACCTAGGAGATATTGAACAATGGTAATTTCAAGAATGCAATTGGTCAAAGAACTCGAGCCAGGTTTGAATGCCTTGTTTGGGTTAGAGTACGACCGATACGAAAACCAGCACACAGAAATTTTCGATGAGGAAAGTTCTGATCGTGCTTTTGAAGAAGAAGTAATGCTTGGTGGGTTCGCCAATGCAGCTGTAAAGCCTGAGGGTCAAGGGGTAACCTATGAAGACGCTCAAGAAACTTTCACTGCAAGGTACACTCACGAGACTGTTGCTTTGGCTTTCTCACTAACTGAAGAAGCTGTAGAGGACAACCTCTATGACAAAATCAGCACTAGATATACAAAAGCGTTAGCAAGATCTATGGCTAACACTAAGCAAATCAAAGCAGCAAACATATTGAACAATGCGTTCAATGCTAGTTTTGCTGGTGGTGATGGTAAGGAGCTTTGTGCTACTGACCACCCAACGCTAAGTGGAGACCAAAAGAACGAGCTATCTACTGCAGCTGACTTAAACGAAACTTCGCTTGAGCAGATGTTAATTGATATTGCTGATATGAAGGACGAAAGAGGTCTAAAAATCGCTCTACAAGGAGTGAAAATGATCATCCCAGTTCAACTTCAGTTCGTTGCAGAAAGACTAATGAAATCTGCTGGAAGAGTTGGTACAGCTGATAATGATATCAACGCAGTCAGAAACATGGGAATGGTTCCACAAGGTTATGTGGTAAACAACTTCCTAACTGATACTGATGCGTTCTTCATTAAAACTGATTCACCAAACGGCTTAAAACACTTTGTTAGAGCACCAATCAGAACTGCAATGGAAGGCGACTTCGATACTGGTAACGTTAGATACAAAGCTAGAGAGAGATATTCATTTGGATTCTCTGACTGGAGAGGTATCTTCGCTTCACCAGGAGCGTAAATCTTTAAGAGTGGGCGAAATTAGTTCGCCCACTCTACCTAGTAAATAGTTACCGAGGCTGGCTAGGCAGTACAGTATAGTGACGAGGTAACGAAAGCCCTATACAGGCAAAGGAGTATAACATGGCTACACATTTTAAAGGCCCAGTACTATTCTCAAATGCATCTGCATTTGAAAATTTAAAGATGTCTATGTGGCCTGATCAATTCACATATTTTGATGATTTTAATCAGGGTGCGTTAGACGCAACACACAATTGGACTATCGTAAAAGATTCAGGAGCGAGCGCAGCAGTTGTTGCAGACTCTCTATCTGGTGAAGTAAACTTAACTTCAGCAAACACTACTGATAACGATGGTGCATCAATACAAGCAAAACAAGAATCTTTTGCATTACCTACATCAGCTGGTAAAAAATTATATTTTGAAACTAGAGTAAAAATTTCTGATGCTACACAAACTGACTTTTTAGTTGGTTTCACAGAAACTTTTGCTACAAATCCAGAAGCTGCATTATCATCTAGTAATGTCATTGGATTTGTAAAAGTTGATGGTAGTGCTATTGTAAAAGGAACTACTGAATCTGGTGACACTCAAACTTTAGTAACTTTTGCTGACACTACAAAATCAACAATGGAAAATGACACTTATGTAACTTTAGGACTTGTTGCTACAAAAGGAACAAACTTAGACAAAGTTGAGTTTTACATTAACAGAAACAAAGTTGGTCAATCTACTACAAACATTCCAACAGCTAACATGAAAGTGATGGCTATGAGTGTTTCAGGTGATGCTACTGGACAGAAGATCACTACAATTGACTACATTATGGCTGCGCAAGATAGAAACGTAAGCTATAGCTAAACAATATAACCGTGGGTGGGGAGTAATGGCCCCACCCTTTTACAAGGGGAATTAAATGGCACAATATGTAAAAAAATTATTTGACGGAGATCGAAAAGCTATCTTCTCATTCACCGCTAAAATAGCATCTACTACAGCTGAAACATTTAATGTTGACGCTTCTGGTTTAAATGCAAGGAATGATGGCACAGCTTGTTCTTTTATCAACATTAATAAATTATGGTGGAGCGTTAACAACTCTGCAACAACCAAACCACTTTTATTAGAGTGGGTTAACAGTGGAACTAATCCAATTGCATGGTCTTGTAATTTCGCTGACGACATGGATTTCAGTACGATAGGTGGTTTGCAAAACACGAAAGCCACTAATTACACAGGCGATGTTTTAATTAACTTTTCTTCTGTTACTAATGATGATACCGCAAGTTTAGTTGTTGAATTTATAAAAGAATATACACCTATATCGTAGAGGTTTAAATGGCTTACTCAGGCACGAGAACATTTAATCTCTCAGTAGAAGAGGTTGTAGAAGAAGCATTCGAAAGATGTGGTCTTGAAGTTCGTAGCGGTTATGATTTGAAAACTGCTAGAAGATCCATGAACTTAATCTTTTCTGATTGGGCAAATCGTGGTCTTAATTTATGGACAATAGATTATGGATTTCAAACATTGACTGCAGGAACAAACTTCTATGCAATAAATCAAAATGTTGTTGATATAATTGATGCTACAATAACTACAACTGCTGGTGCAACTACTAATTTTGAAGGTGATAGTAATACTACTGATGTTGCAATTACCAAAATATCTAGAACAGAATACATGAATTTAAGTAGAAAGACAGAGGAGTCATCTGGTGATGCTAGACCTACACAATTTTGTCTAATAAATGGGCAAGTGACAACTAACGGATCTAGTAATAGTGGTAGACCAGAACACCCAATGACATTATTTTTATATCCTAATCCTGATAAAGCTTATATTTTTAAGTACTTTTTTATCAATAGAATACAGGATGCTGGTGCATATACAAATGAACCAGACGTTCCTTTTTATTTTCTTCCTTGTTTAGTTTCAGGATTAGCTTATTATATTTCTATAAAAAGAGCACCGCAATTATCTGCGGGACTAAAAGCGGTATACGATGAAGAATTTGAGAGAACCGCTGATGCTAACCGAGAACGAGTCTCGTTTAGAGTTAAACCGGCGCAAGCATACATACCATAGGAGGTAATATGCCAAAATGTGAAATATGTGGTCACACATGTCACTGTATTGTTGATGGTTCATGCACTATTGACAGATGTGATTGTGGTAACTGCACATGTAAAAAGGAGGACTAATGAGTAACCCACGTTATAATACACAATCTACTAATCCAAGAACTGGATCAAAAGGTGGAGGTAGTTATGGAAGAGGTCAAATTTCAATACCAACACCTGTAGAAGCAGGAGCTGTAACTACTAAAGGTGTTGCACCTGCAGCAGGAAAAGCACAAGAAATTTCTATGTCAAAAGGAAAACAGACTGGAACTGCTTTAGGAATGGGTGCAGCTACAAAGGGTGGCAAATACACCTGGAGTTAATGAATGTCATACGCTAAAGGAAAGTACGCAAAATTTATATCAGATCGTAGTGGATTAGAATATCCATACACAGAGATGGTAGTAGAATGGAATGGCATGCGTGTTCATACAAGTGAGTATGAACCGAAGGCACCACAGTTGATGCCACATGAGCATTCACCAGATCCTCAAGCGTTAGAACATGCAAGACCTGCAAGAGTAGAACCAGCAACAGAAAGATTATTAGGATTAAATCCTTTTACACATGAAGCTGGTAGTAATTTGATAAAAGTTTTTGAACCTGGTCATGGTAGAACTACTGGTGATACTGTAAGATTTAGAGATGCTACAGGTCATTTAGCTAGCACAATAAATGCTGATGCAGGTAAAACTATTACGGTAGTTGACGATGATTTTTATAATTTTGGCGCAGGAGTTTTTGCAAGCACAACAGTTATTTCAGGAGGAGGACAAGCGTCTGCAGGACCTGTCACATTATCATCATGACAACATATACTGAATTAGTACAACAAATAAGAGATTATACAGAAACAGATTCTAGTGTTTTAAGTGATACGATTGTCAATGATTTTATTGAACACACAGAAAATAAAATACTAAAAGATTTAGATTTACCTGTATTTAGATCATATCAGTTTTCTAACTTTACGACAGGTAATGGATTTATCACACTACCAGGTGGAGCAAACACAATACCTACACAGTTTTCTGTGATTAGAAGTGTTATGATTTATCCTGCATCTGGCACTGGAGATAGAATATATTTACAACAAAAAGATGTGACATATATGGATGAATATCACCCTGATAGAACATCTACTGGAACACCAAAGTATTATTGTCAATGGGACTATAATACTATATACGTAGTACCAACACCAAGTGCTGATTTTAAGGTAGAGGTTGGTCTGATAAAATTACCAGATCGAATGAGCTCTAGCAACAGTAATACTTGGTTAGGAGACAACGCACCTGCACTTATGTTGTATGGTTGCCTTGTAGAGGCTTTCAAGTTCTTGAAAGGTCCAGCAGAAATGCTGCAAATATATCAGCAATCTTATGAAACAACACTTCAAGAAGTTGCTGCACAACAAATGGGTAGAGCAAGAAGAGACGAGTGGGCTAACGGAGTTATTCGTATACCACGACCTTCAGCCTTACCTGGATACAGTAAACCAATAGGAGGACAATAAAATGGCAATATCATCATCAACTGTAACAACCAGTTTTAAAACACAGGTTCTTACAGGAACGCACAATTTCACTGCATCATCTGGTGATACTTTTAAAATTGCATTGTACACTAACTCATCTAACTTAAGTGCTTCTACAGCTACTTACGCAGATGGTACAGCAACTAACGAGTATTCTGGAACAGGTTACACTGGTGGAGGTAATACTCTTACAAGTGTTACACCAGTAGCAGACGGAACAACTGCAGTATGTGATTTCGCAGATACGTCTTGGACTTCAGCAACAATAACAGCTCACGGCGCTTTGATCTATAACAGCTCAGAGAGTAATAAATCTGTTCTTGTGTTGAATTTTGGTGGGGACAAAACTTGCACTAACGGCACGTTTACAATTCAATTCCCTACAGCAGACGCATCTAACGCTATCTTAAGATTAGCGTAGGAGTAACATGGCTCTAATATTAAATGACCGCGTAAAAGAATCTACTACGTCAACTGGTACAGGTACAATAGACCTGGACGGCGCAACTGGTGGATTTAAAAGTTTTGTAGCTGGTATAGGTACCACTAACAGAACGTATTACGCGATAGTAGGAAGAACTACCACTGAATTTGAAGTGGGGTTAGGCACCGTAACAGATGCCTCACCTGACACTTTATCTAGAGATGTAATTCTTTCAAGCTCTAATAGTGATGCTAAAGTTAGTTTTAGTGCGGGCACAAAGGATGTTTTTTGTACACTACCATCATCAAAAGAGGGTTTGCCATTCCCATCAATCTATGGTTCTTCGTCAGAACCACAGATAATAACTGTAAAGGTAGGTAGTAAAACAAGTAATCATCCTTATCCAGCAGGAGGAAGTTCTAGTAGTAGTGCATATTTTTTAAATGGATTAGAATCACCAGCAATAAGATTTTCTGGTGCAGATTCAGGCGGAAAATATTATTACAAATTTGATATTTCAGATTCTAGTAACTCAGGGCATCCATTAAGATTTTATTTAGACGCCGCAAAAAGCACAGCTTACACAACAGGAGTCACAACAAGTGGTTCTGGTGGTAGTACAGGCGATTATATACAGATTGCTGTAGACTCAGAAACACCTAACATTTTATATTATCAATGTTCTTCGCATGGATACATGGGTAACCACGCAGTTACTGTATCAAACAAAGTTAATTCTAATTTTAGTACAATTGGTGATGTTACTGTAGGAAGTAAGTTAAAATTACCAACAAACACTGCAAACAAAATACTAATTGCAGATGGAACAAGTTTTGAAGAAGTAGATATGTCAGGCGACGCTACAATAGCATCTGGTGGTGCTTTGACTC